AGGGACTGGACAGCCTTTTCCTGTAAAAGGTGAAGAAAATCAAATGTCTGTTCCAGGCTCTACTACAGAGCTTATTCCTCTAAAGAAGGCTGAGATGATAGATGAAGGATTGATTGAAGTTGTTCCTATAGAGCAAACAAATATCAAGGTATGTCTATCTGTTGGAGATGAGTACCTCTATTCTGCAGTGCTTCCTATAGATAGATATCCAATTGTTCCATTTATGAATCGACATAATCGTAATCCTTATCCAATGAGTGATGTGCGACTTGTTAAAGGTTTACAGGAATATATAAATAAAATTAGAAGTTTAATCGTTGCACATGCATCTTCCTCAACAAATGTGAAGTTGCTTATTCCTCGTGGTTCTATGAATAAGAGGCAATTAGAGGAAGAATGGGGCAGGGCAGGTACAGCAGTAATTGAATATGATCCTGAACTTGGTCAACCAATCGTTGCTGGTCCAGTACCACTTCCTAATGAATTATATAAGAATGAGGCAGATGCTAAAGCAGATATAGAGCAGATACTTGGTATATATGCACTTATGCAAGGTGACCAAGGTGCAGCTCCTCAAACTTATAAAGGCACTATTGCCTTGGATGAATTTGGTCAGCGTAGAATTAGGTCTAAAAAAGATGATATTGAAGCATCTCTAAATGAGATTGCAAAGGTGGTTGTGAATATGATTCAATATATCTACACTGATAGAAAGATGTTGAGGATATTAAAACCCAATAATACACAGGCAGAGATTGAGTTGAATCAACCTGTATATCACGATATAACAGGGGAGTTCTTAGGGAAGGTTAATGATGTAACTATTGGGCATTATGATGTTGTTGTTGTGGCTGGTTCTACGCTACCAAATAATAGATGGGCCCGATTTGAATATTATAAAGAATTATATTCAATGGGTGTTATTGACCAAACAGAATTATTAAAACAAACAGATGTCGCTGATATGGAGGGTGTACTTGCCAGATCTGGACAGATGTCTCAATTACAAGGGGCTTTACAACAAGCTCAAGAAAAGATTAAAGACCTCGAAGGCGATTTACAAACAGCACATAGAGAATCTCTCCACGATAGAAAACGAGTCGAACTTAAAGAATTTGAAGTGAAATTAGCGAAAGCAGAAGCTAAAGCCGAAATGGCTTCAAGCCTCTATAAAGCTAGGGCAGGTGATGAACTTGCCAAACTCAAAGAGGCAGTTTCTGATATTGAAGATGATACAATGTCAGAGGTGTCTGAGCAAAACAAGAAGGTAATCGGAATATAAGCCATGCTGGGCCTTTAAGGTTACAATGGCAGAAAGATGACGATGGATAACATAATAGAAACTCGCAATGCTGCTGAAGCACCTATTGAGAGCTTAGAGGTTCCTGTGGAAACACCAGGGACAGAAGCTCCAACTGGCAATGGAACTGGGATGTTCCAAGTAGGTGACGATGCAATTGCGACTAATAACATAGGCAATCAACCATTCGGCTCTGGTTTAGAGGATAATGGAATGCCTACAGGTTTAACATCACCAGATAGTGAGCCAAACTTCACAGAAGAAGCTCCTCAAGAAGTGCTTGAAGAACCAGTAACGCCAGTTGAAGACCCAAATCGTATGCAATATTGGCAATCACAGGCCGATAAGGCAAAGAATGAGAATTTTAAAATCCAACAAGAATTAGAGTACTATAAAAATACTCTTGCCCCAATATCAGAGGCTATTCAAAGCGACCCTGAGTTGCTTAATCGGTTGGAGCAAAAAAGTCTCTCCAATGCACCCCATCAAGGTTCCCCTTCCCAAGGAAATCTTGAAGGACCATTGAAGCAGCCTGAAGCACCTGTTAAACCACATTCATATAATGAGGTCGATGCATATAATGATCCAGAGAGTGAATCTTTTAAATATAGATTAGCTAAAGATGAATATAGAGATGACATGATTGATTACTATGGTAAAGTCGATGCATATAGGCAACAAGAGCAGCAAGCTCAATTTGCTAGACAGCAAGAAGTTCAGGCTGTTAATCAAGCTCAATCATATGCTATGAATAACTTTGGTTGGGATGCCCAAAAGTCTAGCGACTTTATAGCATGGGCTCAAAATCCAAGCAATGTTACTATGGAACATCTAGCTAAAATCTATGATGCAGCTCACTCTCCTTCAAGAAGTCAAGTAGAAGCGCAACAAAAAGTAATTCAAATGCAACAGCAGAATCAACGGATGAATGTCCCTAGAACTGCGACTGTTGAACAGGGTACCCCTGCTCCAACAATGACAGATGAACAGGCTTTTAGTGCTGGGCTTTTATCTAAAAAACGGTAAAGGAGTAATAAAAAATGGCGAAGAATTTAGGAGCCAGTGGTGTTCTCTTTACAGATAGGCGTGACTTCTACATCGATCCACAAGTTGTAAGAGAATTGTGGACAGATGTAGCTCCATTCACGACAGTTATCTCAAATAAAGAGACCCGTCAAACAAATGACCCAATATTCAAGATGTTCGAGCATCGTAATCCTTGGGTAAAACAACAGTTCAGATTAAACGAAACCACACCAGGAACAGTAACTGCTAATGATACAGCAAATTCAGGTAACGGTGTTGATGAAATTGAAGGCCTTGGTGCTCCAGATGCTTCATGGGTAGGTTTAGTTTGTGAAGTGTATGCTACTGCTAATGCAACTTCAGGTGCACATAAAGGTGTTGTTATTATAACAGCAGTTGCATCTAATGGCGATATATCAGTGAAAAATATGACTGATGCTAACATTGCATTAGCAAACAATGATGTGTTTAAAGTAATCGGTAATGCACAAGGTGAAGGTCAAGTATCTCCTGAAGCATGGGCAGATGAGCTAGAAGTAGTGTATAATTCTACACAAATCTTCAAAACTCCTCTTGAGATTACTGGTACACTTCTTCAAGCAGCTCTTCGTGGTGAGTCTTCTGAATTAGCACGATTAAGAGAAATGAAGAACCAAGAGCACAAAATGCAAAAAGAGAAAGCATTCTTGTTCGGTACTCGTGTAGGTGGTACAGGTATGACTGGTACAGCTATGGCTGATGGTGGTCGTAATGATGCTGATGGTAAGTTAATCCGAAGTACTTATGGAATCGTAAGTGCCTTAGAAACATATGGTGCAACAACAGGTGATGGTCAAAATGTATTCACTTGTAATGTTTCAGCAGGTTCTAGTGGTTACGGTTATGCCGACTTTGTAGATGACATGGAAAAAGTTTTCCAATATGTCCCTGCAAGTGGCGTTAAGCGTGCTTTCGTTGGTGCTGGTGCTTTAGGTGAGTGGAATAAACTTTCTGCTACTGCTGGTACTTATGGTGGTAACTCAGGATGGACAGTTAACTTAGGTGACATGAAGCGTGATGCTCTAGGGTTCAATTATCGAACCATGGAAACTCCTCATGGAATGCTTCAGTTGATTCCTACTCCTGCTTTACGAGGAAACTACAATAAGCACATGTTGATTATTGATGATGATAATCTTTTCCATGCTCAATATCGTTCTCCAATGTATCAGACTAACATTAAGTCTGACAATGGATACGATGGCATAAAAGACCAATACATGTCTGATGAAGGTGTTGGTATTTCATTAATCGAATCACACTCTTTATTTAAGCTTACTTAAGTAGAGTACAAAATGTTATATGGGAGCTCTTTATGGGCTCCCATTAACTAAAGGATAAATATGCCATTTTGGACAGACAATCAAGATTATAACACTCAAGTACAGGATTTAATTAAATTCGATGCCACTTCAGTCAATGCTACTAAGATGGGGGATTTCCTCACATCATCTATTCGCTCAATTATAGATAGTCTGCCTCAACAAGTTTTAACACAAAGTGCATTACTGCAAACAGCAGCAGGTGCGACAACAGGTACATTTAATGCAACCAATAAAAAAATTATAACAGTATTTCAAGGAGTTAGTCAAAAGGTTTCAACCGAAGTCCCTTTTAGTAGAATTTACGATTTAATAAATCCTCAATCAATTCACTTTGCAACAGCATCATCCCCTAAATATACCATAGGTAATAATGGAAATCTGTCATGCTTCCCAGTCTATGGCAGTAATGCTTCTGCAAATAGGAATATACTTTATATTGAATATCCTACTGTATTAGCCACAGATAGTATAATTGCCAGAAAGTACACATATACTGGTCTTGCAACAAATACCACAAATGACGAAATAACATTACTTCCTACTGGACATGAGATTGAAATAGGTGCAGAGCTTTATCTATCAGGATTTACAGAAGCCACTCAATTAAATAATAAATGGTTTACTGCCTTTACCCCTCAAGCCAATTCATCATATTTACTCGAAGATGGAAGCGCTACAAAATACGATATCACTCAAGCAGAGACCTCTAATACGGGTCAGGCAATTGTATACTATCCTTTCCCTAGGTCTTTAGATTATGCTATGATTTTACTTACTGCTGTAAAAGTGGCTCAACATATACTGAGTCGTTTAATACATGATGATGAGGATGTGGAACTTGCAAATACAATGCAACTTGAGATAACGAGCCTTCAAGGTATGTATCAAGAAGAGATGAAAAGGATTATAGGATAATGATATTATTTGAATTATTAGAAAGAATTAAACTTTCACATCCCAACGAAACCGATCAAAATTTAGTGAAGTTGTTAAATATGGCATCAGATGATTTTTGTAGAAAAACTGAAGTTATAGACTCATCCTTCACAATAACATCTGTTGCTGAACAAAGATACTACCCTCTTGTAAAAAATATTTTAAGAATAGATAGTGTAGATATTGACGATGAAGCAGCAGATAAACTGGTAGGTAGACCAGATAAGAGGGATTTATCATGAGTCATTCTAAGGGATATACATGGTGGACAGAGCGAGATAGGCTTGGTATTGCTAAAACATCTGATTATGGTTCCACATTCACCTCTCCAGAAGGTTCTCTAACTATACGAGTATTCTGTTCAAAGCTTGCAGATCATTTTGCCTTATCAGATGGAGCTACTACAGATATCGCAACAAATGAAGTAAGTGATATACCTGAAATGTTTCACGAAGCTTTAATTTGCAAAGTAAATGCAATGTTATTTGAATTGAACCCAGAGACTATTCCTTTAGCTCAATATTGGGATGGGAAGTATAAAGAACATATACATGAAGCTAAAAAGTTTGGTAATGAAAACAGGTCAGTTGGAGCTCATATTAAAGGGGAGGATTATTAATGGCCTGGAGTGAAGATTTTGGAACAACCTATAATATTGATGTTACTGGACAAACACTTACATTAGCTGAGGACAGTTTATTTGAAATAAAAAATGCACAGAATGGACAAATCTTTGTTATATCTGAAGCCAATGGTAAATGTGCTATTCCTCTTGGGGTGTCTGGGAATTTAACTGTAGATGGAATACTTACAAGTGGCTCATTACATACTTCTATAGGCAAGATGAATACGCTATCCCCTTTAGTTGGGTCTTATATAGATGTAACCCAAGATGTGCATCTGGACAGTGGAAAGTATCTACGAGGAGATCTTTGGAAGTCTACAGGAAATCTGTCTATAATGATATCAGGTACACATGATATAGTCTTTCAAAAGTATGGAGCTACAACCAATACAACTTTAGCAAGTATTAGTGATGCAGGTCTATTTACATCAGATAGTGCTACTATAACAAATACACTTACAGCAAGTACGGTTACAGCAGGAGTATCAAATATAACCACACTTACAGCAACTAATATTTCAGGTACACTTACAGCAAATAATTCAGGTAAGATTTATGGAGATGGGACTCTTGTTCATATTAATGAATCCAACCTTAAAGTTGGTAATGCTGCAGTTACTAGTGGAGTATCAGCCTTATTTATAGAAAGTGAAACTCTTAATGATTCTCAGATAAACTTCAGTGATGGGCCAAGCCATAGATGGGCAATAGGTAATGACAATAGTTCAACTCATTCATTTGTAATTACCACTTCTACCGACTTATCAACACTTCCAAAGCTAAAAATTGCTATGAATGGGGACACATCTATTGGTGGGGGTCTTACTTTAGGGGCCAATTCACCTTATAATACTAATATAAATCTAACATCAAAAGAGTCTAATGTTTCATTAAAAGACAATGTACCCAATGCTCTTAAGATTGGTTCTGCTGGTAGAGAGGATTTGTTCACTCTTCATACAGCTGATGAGAATGAGAATGTAGAGATAAATTCCACTCGTAATATAAGTGGGGCCAGCGATAATACTAATAAAGTTGGTTCTTTAAAGGTTAGCTCAACTACTATTTTAGGAGCTATGAGTACTGATTCTTATGTGGGCTCAATTCGATTTAATCCAATCGTTCAGGCTTCAGGTTCAACTTATATATTAGATAGATATAATTATATGCATTTTGAACAGCCAGATGAAGTTGGAACAGCAATAGTTCAAGATGCATGTACAATGATGTTCGATGCAAATGCAGGAACCCATAGAGCTGTAGATGCAGGTTCAACCCATGGATCCATTATAACTCCTGAAGCGTGGATTAAAGTTAATATAAACGGGGTTTTGCATTATATACCTGCATACGATTCTAAAACATAATAGGACTATATGAAAAATAAAGAAGAAATATTAGATAATTTAAAAATGCAAAGTAAACAAGCTGAAGCTACCTTTCTCAAGATTCAAGGTGCGATTGAAATAATCACATCAATGATTGAGGAAGATGAAAAAGAGCAAAAGAAAACAGCAAAAGCTCAAGAGCAAAGGAAGAAATAGTGGCAGATACTTTGCAAACCTCATTGGTAGGATTTTCAAGTGCAGCAGTTATACAGACAGGATGGTTGCCTGATGTTATATCTATTGTCCTTGGAATAGTAACAATAGTGCATATAGTAATTAAAATAAAAAAGGAACTGAAATGATCCAAAAGATGATAGCAGATTATCTCTTCAATGATGAGATAAAGGCAAAGGTAATAGCAGAATTAAATGCAAATATAGACATTCCATTTATCAATGAAAAGACTGAAGAAAAATGGATTACTGCATTATGGGAAACTATTGAAGCAGTACTTAAAAAGGTAATCTTAAAAGGTGCCTAAGTATAGTAAATCTTCATTAGCGAAATTAGACACATGTCACGATGACCTTCAGAAAGTTTTCAAGGAGGTCATCAAGCATGTTGATTGCACTATAATAGAGGGACATAGAGGGGAAGAAAGGCAGAATAGACTTTGTGACGAAGGAAAAAGTAAAGTTCGTTTCCCTAATGGTAGGCATAATGCTATCCCTAGTCGTGCTATCGATGTTATGGCTTACCCCATTGATTGGGCTGACAGAGAGAGAAATACTCTTTTTGCTGGGTTTGTCATTGGGTTGGCTCATGGGATGGGTATTAATCTAAGATGGGGTGGTGATTGGGATAGTGATTTCAATCTAAAAGAAAATTTCTTTGATGACCATCCCCATTTTGAGCTTAAATGAAAATAGTTATGTATTGGTGTAGAAGTATTACTCCTATTTATAACTGGGAAAGCTCGTATTAAGATAGTTCAAACAGCGATAGTTACGCCAGATAAGCATTTTCCATTGCATGACCAGAAGGCGATAAATGTGGTTTGTAAGGCGATTGAATTGGTTAAGCCTGATACTTATATTGATTTAGGAGATACAGGTGAATGGGAACATTTTAGCACACATTACTGGAAAGGTAGGTTTGCTAAACCAATGGAAGATTTAATCCCACTGCTTGATAAAGATATTAAAGCAGTAAATAAAGGGATGGACCAAATAGACAGGTCTTTAAATAAAGTTGATTGTAATGAGAGGCATTTTGTCCAAGGCAATCACGAGGTATGGTTAGATAAGTTTGTTACAAGGTATCCATATCTTGATCATTATATGACAGAAGAAGCTCTTAATTTAAAAGAAAGAGGATATGATTTTCATCCTTATAACAGGAAGAAAACATTAAAAATTGGGAAACTAAACTTCACACACGGAAAGTTTGTTTCTAAATACCATGCATTTAAGCACTTAGATGTTTATGGTGAGAGCATAATGTATGGACATACTCATGACCTTCAAAGGCATACCAAGACAAATGCTGGAGGCACTATAAGCGCATGGAGTATGGGATGTTTAAAAGATATTGAGGAAGATGAAGACTGGTTGAGTGGAAGACTGACAAATTGGAATCATGGATTTGCAGTAATTGACTGGTTTAAAAATGGTGACTACATAGTTAATGTAGTTGAAATAATAAACGGAAAGACTACCCTCTGGGGTCAAGTCTTGAAAGGATAGAAATGGCAAAAGACAGATTTGGCTTTGGAACAAACAACGCTCATCGTGAAGAAGAGCATTTAAGAGGAATGAGAGGCGTATCAGCCCAGGCTAGTATGCAATCGAATACAGCCCCTAATCCATGGGCTAATTTCATGAATGAAGATGAATGGCACGACCCTGCAGAAAGTAAGTCGTTCGCTAAAGATGGTAAAGCAACTAAGTTGCCTACACCAAAGCCACAAATGTATAAAACATTACCAGAGTATGAAAGAGCTTTAGTTCAATATGCAACACTTGCATATGGACTTGTTGACCCAAAATCTCATAGTAAAAAGTTAGCTTCAAATGAGCTGAGCCTTCAAAATGTTCAGAAAATAGCTAGAAAGAACTGGAGCAATATGTCTAAATCTCAGGCAGGTAGTTTTAAATCCAAAGCTCCTGATTTTGCTGGCATAAACAAAGCCTTGCCTTCTGGAAGTATTTCTAGAGTACTCCCTGACAATTCAAAGAAAGTGAAAAAATAATGGCTGGATTATTTGATTTTTTAAAAGACGATAAAGGATTTTTCCAAGGTGGTGCAGAAGGAAGAATCGGTGGTAGAGTTCGTGACTTTTTAGAAAGTGAACCAACAAATGAAAGTGTTGGCTCTTGGCGAAATGATGCTATGCGAGATATGGCTAGAAACTTTGACATTAATGATAATGAAGAAGTTTTAAAGTTACAGCAATGGATAAACTATCAGAATAAAGACAATCCTAATTACACACCTTTAGCTGAAGATGGAATCTTTGGTTCAAAGACTGGAGCAGCTTTAAAGGTTGTTCAAGGATTGCCAGCAGAGTCTACACCATCACCGATTGTAAATCAGTATGATTCATCTCAGGTTAGAAATGCTATAGATGCTATGGGTGGTGATGGAAGTGGTTTTACAAAGGAAGTATCTCCAATTGCACCTCCTGTATATGATAGATTTGGATTTGGGACTGAATATAGTCAAGGTCCAATCACACATGAAGCTGCTAATTCTTTTGGTAATAGAGTTAGAGAGGCTTCGCATTATGGACCAGATGATAAATCTAGCACAGAGAATATCTTTGATGATTTAGCTAATGCACTTAAAGGTTGGAGATAGGTAATTGCCAAAAGAGTTACTTGAAATAAAAACCTTTAATAAAGGAACTGTATCCTCTCCTTCAGAGAATGATATACCACCTGAAGCAGCAGCCCACTCTCTGAATGTGGACCCCAATTGTGTTGATGGTAAATTGACAGGTAGGCAGGCTGAAGAGACTGTTGCAAGTGGTACATCAACCTCTCATTTTAATGGCCATTACTCTTGTAAGATAATGAATGGTACAGATACATCTAAAACAGATGTTATATTGTACGATAAAGACACGAACAAGGTCAGGCACATTCAAGATCTTGATGGATCTCCTGCAGCATCCGATTTGTTAGTAAGTCATCAGATGACAGGAGGTTCAGCAACTTTTGCAAATACATCTAATAGTCATATTAGATTAGGAGCAGGCAAAGGTACAGAATCTAAATGGATAGGATATGTTAAACATTCTCAATTTGGCTCAGCAATTACTGGACTCCAGATTGAGCCAAGTCGTTTAAGTAATGTTGATACATTTACATCTTACGATAAGATTGTTGCGCTGGGTTCCTATGTATATGGTATGAATAAAGGTAGCACTGCTATCATCAAGCACTCTGCTACATCTGGAGAGGTTGTAGGTAAAACAGAGTTCCCTTTTGTCTCAATTCAATGTATTGCGTTAAATATTCAGAATCAAACTATATGGATATATGACCTTGACACAGTTCAACATGCACACGGTGTTTTATATAGGCTTGATTTAAGTTTAGGTGTAACTAAGACTATATTGCCTCAGCCTGTTGCAGGTGATGGGTTGGGAAGTCAATTTAAAGCTTACCTTGCTCCTATACCACGAATGGTTAAGAATAGCGACCTTGGAACAAATACAGGAAGCTATAACGCAGGGAATGCACAAAGACCTGGATGGTACTTTAGAAGTAATCTTTCTACTTGGGATGATTTTACTTATGAGGTAGCAGGATCTGTCGATTCAAGCTCTTATGTAAGTGACCTACATGTATATAATAATCCAAATAGTGTTTATGAGATTGTGACATTCTCAATGTATGGAGAAGGTGAAGATTATACTAAAGTCAAAGTAGAAGGTGGTACAGCAGCTAATTTTAAAAGAGGTTATTCTAAAGGACTCCTATTTAGTGCGAAGCTCACCTCAAGTTCTTCAGGGTCTGTAGATTTTTACGATGTAACACCTCAGACCTATCAAAGATGTGATCATATGTTTTCTACTTCAAATACTAAGAGATTAGATGGAGCAACTTCTCAAAGAAGGTATGACAAGTATTGGATTTATAATGATGACGAGACTAAATATTACCGTATATATCAAGGATGGTTTTATCCATCATCAGAAAAAAACCATGTTATAAATTATAGTGTAGCTGGTAATAATTATAAATCTGTTGAACATCACGCTGATTGGTATGGTTCAGGTGGTAGTATAAATGGTGCAAGGCAAATGATGGTAATGTATTATCCATCTCTTATGCCATTATCAAATGCATATTCAGGATACTTAGACCTAGACACATATTCAGGTAATGCAGGACACGCCAATAAATACAAAAGCCTTAGCTGGTATGCTACTACAGTAGAAAGAACGGGTGAATTAAAATATAATGATGGACCTACAAATGGTACTAGTACAGGTACTGCTGTTGAAGGTGCGCTAGTAATAGGTGGAAGAAATTATGGAGGCCAAGCATTTATGTCTTGGACTACAGTAGCACCAAGTGGAAGTGTTAAATTCAGACTAACTAAACTTCGGTATGCACTTTTTGATATACCATATATACATAATTTAAATTTCAAGTCAAGTTTATATAATACTTCAGGTAGTCCTACAAGTCAGGGTAACAGTGCAATTGGAAGTACAGAAGGTACAAAAGGATGTTTATTTAATTCTGGTATTGGTGTAACTGATTTAAGAGTTGAAAGGTTGTGGGATGCTACTTTTGGCGACTCTAATAATAAGTTAGGCAGAATCCAGAGTATACATGT